CAAACAATTACAATAACGAAGTATTTTTAACTTATAAAGTATTAAACGAAAGACAAAAAAACATATATTTTCAAAGATTAATAATGGCGGAGTTTATGAAAATTTTCGACAATAACAAATATTTTACTTATGAAGAAAAAAGACGATAAAAAAAACGCAAAAAAATCAAAGAAAAAAAACGTCAGTAAATACAATTTTATTGACGGCCCGGACAGCAATCCAAAGCCAAAATTGCCCAATAAACGACGTTAAAAAAAATTTATATAACTTTGAGGACATGAAAGGTATATTATCTTATAAAAATATCAACGGCGCAGTAAAAGACGTTGACATGAAAAACAGAGTCGTTACAGGCTATTTGAGCACGTTTGACGAGGTCGACAGTCATGAAGATGTCATGGTAAAAGGCGCGTTTAGTAAGACGTTAAAAGAACGTCGCGACGACATATTTTTTCTTAATCAACATAATTTTGCACAGCCACATGGCAAATTTGCTGTTTTACAAGAGGACGGCAAAGGTTTATATTTTGAGAGCGAGCCATTGGTAAAAGGCGTTAGTTATAGCGACGACGCGTTAAAATTATATGACGCCGGAGTATTAACAGAACATAGCATTGGATTTGTTACTATAAATGCAGAGGATAAAAGCGACGCAAGGCATATAAAAGAGGTTAAACTTTACGAGGGTAGCAACGTGACAATTGGCGCAAATCGAAACGCCAAGTTTAGTGGTTTAAAAAGTTTAAATATTAAACAAGTCAACGACCAAGCCAGCAAAATCTTAAAATACTTAAGAAACGGAAACGTTACAGACGATACGTTTAAATTATTGGAAATTGCGTTAAAGGATTTACAGGCGCAAGCATATCATTTAGGAATTACACAAAAGGACATCAACAGGCCGTTTACAAAAACACCTAGCGAGGAAATTTTGCCGTACATAAACACAATTAAAAATTACAAAATTACTTAACAGTTATGAATACTGAATTAAAAGACGCATTAGACGCGTTGGCAACAAAATTAGAGGGCAAGTCAGAGGCACAGGCTCGCAGAGTGATGAAATCATTTTCATCGTCATTAGAGGAAAAATTTGAAAATGCCTTAGAAGATTTATCAATTAAGCATGGTGACGAATTAAAGTCAGCATTGGAAAACATTGATACGTTAAAGTCAGCATTAGAGGTGACTCAAAAACATGCAGACGAGTTGGACGTAAAATTACAGGCTCAAAAAAGTCTTGAAACAAAAACAGGCGACAGCTACAAAGACGCAATGATTAAGTCATTAACGTCGGATTTTGACTCAATAAAAAGAGTTACAAAAGGATCAAGCGTTAGCTTAGAAATCAAAGCGGTTGGCGACATGACAGTTGCAAACAACTTAACAGGTGATAGCCTTAAAACCTATCAACCTGGAGTGGCAATGGTGCCGGCTCAATTAATCAATTTTGCGGATTTAGTACCAGCGGTAAACAGCGCGACAGGTACATATATCATATACCGCGAAACAGGTAGCGAGGGATCAATTTCGTCACAAGCTACACCGGGAACGGCTAAAACGCAGATTGATTATGACTTTACAGAAGTTGTTTTCAACGCAACTTACATTAGTGGTTACGCTAGATTTGCAAAGCAAATGGCGCAAGACTTACCATTTTTGACGTCGTTTTTACCGGACGCATTACGTCGTGATTATGCGAAAGCAGAAAACACGATTTTTTATACTGCATTATCAGCAGTTGCAACAGCGTCAACGGCTGCACAAACAGTTGGAATTGAGCGTATCATTAATGACATAGGTGCATTAGAGGGTGCAGACTATGCAGTTAACGGAGTTGTTTTAAATCCTGTTGATTGGGCAAGTATTGCAATTACAAAGCCAAGCGATTATAGTTTACCACAAGTGGTGACTTATGTAAACGGTCAATTGGTTATTAACGGAGTGCCTGTATTCAAAGCGTCATGGGTGCCACAGGACGAATACATCGTTGGAGATTGGAATTTGGCTAAAAAAATCGTTACTGACGGTTTAGCAGTTGAATTTTTTGAACAAGACGCAGACAACGTTACCAAAAACTTAATCACAGCGAGAGTTGAGAGCAGAACAGTTTTAGGTATTGACAGACCGGACGCGTTTATTTTAGGTACAATAACACCTACACCGTAATATTTAGATACAATTAGCAATTTTTTTGCTCATTTGTTTTCTGTTAAAGTGGCGCTCAAAATTGAGCGTCATTTTTTTTATTAACTTTACAAAAACATTTTTATCATGGCAGTAATATTTTTAAAACGTTGGCGCGACAGAAACGAGGTTAACCACAGAGGTTTTGGGAAACTTTACAATCCCGGCGACAAAGGAAAATTCAATAATGACGTTGAAACTTTATTAGTTAAAACAGGAGGCGCAAAATGGGACGGTGAACAACCAAAACCAAAAGCAAAACCAAAGGCAAAACCAAAGGCCAAGTCAACAAAAAATGGCGCACCAAAAAAAACAGAAAAAAAGTAAATGGCGACAATAAATAATTATTTAGACGTTGTTACATTGGCACAGGCCAAAACGTATATGAGAATTGACGACACAATTACAAGCGTTGACAATGAAATTACGCAAATGATTAACAGCGCATTTGAATACATGGAACGCGAAACAAATCATTTATTTGGTGAACGTGACAAAACGTATTTATATCGTGTTTACGACCATAACACAGTCAATGTATATGATTTTCCTATAAATGACAGCGTAACGCCAGCAGACGACTTTAAAAGCACGTTAAAACCGTTATATACACGTTACCAATCTTTAAAAGGTGACGAAAGTATAACATTAAAGGTTGGATATACAGACACAGACCAAGTGCCGGACGTATTTCGACAGGCAGTTTTGGAAATTGTCAAAAATTGGTATTATGCAAGCGACGAAAATCAAAACATGGTAAATTATTTAAGCAATCCAGCAATGATAATGTTAGCACCATTTAAACGTTTTATGATTTGAAAAATACGGCAATACACAGTCGAGAGTTACAACATCGAGTTGATATTTACGAAATCCAAAAACAAACGCAAAACGTATTTGGAGGTTTGGAATATGATTTTTTAAGACGCAAAACAGTTTGGGCAAAAATAGAGTACAAGGACGTCAATCAAAGATACGACCAAGCCGGCATGACAAATTTTGACGAGCAAATGGTTTTTACTTTACGTTACGACTCAAATTTGAGCAACTTTCCGGAACGTTATTTTTTAGTTTGGAACAAGTTTAAATATGTTATACAAAAGGCGTCATGTCAAGACATTAACAAAGTGTATATAACATTGACTTGTTTACAGGAAAGCACAACGGAATTTGAAGTGCCAATTGCTGGAAAAATAATAACTGAAATAAACGATTTTGACATAGTTACAGAGAGTAACGAATTTATAATTATAGAATAATGGCAGATACAAAAAAATTTAGTGAATTTACAGACATTGGAACACCAACAGAAAACACAAACTTAGTTGGATTTGTTAATGATGACAATGTAAGGTTTACCGTTGGTGATATAGATATAGCCGACTTAGACGGCACAGTTAATTTAGATACACAAACTAACGGAATTTTACCAATTACAAAAGGAGGTACAGGCGCGGACAATCAAGACAGCGCGTTAAATTTAATTAGTGGCGCTAATAATAAAGAAGATTATCGAATATTAAGAGTTTTATTAGCTGGTGCATATTGGGTAAGACAGGAAACAAATTATCGACTTAACGGTACGTTTAGAAACGTTTTTGGAGGCTCGCCACAAATTATTGGTGACGTTTTAGAGTTTGGAACAGCAAAATCAAGCGCAACAGACCATGGCTCAGTTTTTATACCGTCAAGAAGTGCTAAACTTACAGAATTAGCTTTTAAATGGGTTAGCGGTACAGCAATGTCGTTGTCAGCCGGTCAATCATGGACAATAAGAGTTTATAAATTAAACAATACGAGTGACGACGTTACAGTTGCCGGTAATTGGCAATTGCACGCCAACACAAACGTTAGCATAAATTCATCAAGTAATGGTTTTCCTTTTTTTGTATCACCCGAAAATATATTTTTTCCGATAAATCAAGTTTACATGTTTGTATTAGTTGAAACAGGAACGGCAATTGGCTCAACAACAGCAGAAATAGACGTTTATTTACAGTTTAGACAGGAATTAGACAGGTATTAATAATGGCTAACAATAGAATAACAATAAAATTGTCACCAGCAGAACGTAAAAAACTTGAAAACAAGCTAAATTCAGAAACGTTTAAAAGATTGGTGGCATTGGACGTTAAAATTGTTAGTATTGACGCAGAATTAAACGCGAAAAAATTAGCACCAAAAAATTTGGGCAATTTAAGAAACAGTATAAGTGCAAAACAAATTGACGAGTTAAATTGGCAATTGTTTGCGAGTGAAATTTATGCGCCATTTGTTGAGTTTGGGACAGGCGGTAAAGTAGACAAAAATATACCAAAAGGTTTTAAAAGTTTTGCAAAACAATTTAAAAACAGCGCCACAGGCTCATTTGAGGACGGTTTAATATCAATTAAAAGTTGGTGCAGAAATAAAGGTATTGACGAAAAATTTGCATATCCAATTTTAGTATCACTAATTAAAAACGGCATGGAGGCACAGCCTTACATGATACCGTCATTAAAAATTGCACAAAGCCAATTGCGTCGTCGTATAAAGAAAACAATTAAAGATTTTGGGAAACAATGATTTTAAAAACATTACCGGACAAATATATTAGGCAAGCCATAATCGAAAAATTTGTAGCAAATAATATTACAGATTATTTTGACAGTCGTCATTTTATAGAAAATAGCGGTTTTTTAAATGGCAATCCTTACATTTTGTTAGGCGTACAAAGCAACAGCGTTGAAAATACAAAATGCGAAAATTATTGGTTAAGCGACATTAGAATTGAAGTTTGTCAATACTTTAACAGCACAGGAAACGCAATTAATCGTGCGCCTGTTGAGGATAAGTTAAATGACGTTATAAATGCCTTAAATGGTTTGGAAAATGTTGTATTACAGACAACAGACAGTCAAAAAATTATTAGCACAAAATTTAATATCCCGACAGACATTGTGACTCCAGGTTTGAACAAATCTATTATTAGAAAAATATTGACTATTGAAATGAAAATAGCTTAAAAAAATATTATTAACTTTATAACCAAAATTTAAAACAATTATGGCAGATTTTATTAAAGGTGACGTTGGTATTTTATACGTTTACGACACAGTTGCAACAGCATATAAGCCGGTTGCATGTTTAACGTCAAATTCATTGAGTACGACGTTAGGAATTATTGAAACGCAAACAAAATGCGATCCAGGCGAAACTATTAAAGGCGCCGGGAGTTTTAATTATAATTTATCTTTAGAGGGTAATTATATTGACACCACAAGCGTTGGCGGTGACACAGCAAAAGCGTCGCATGACTTTTTATTGACGTTACAACAAAACCAAGCGACAGGCTCAATTGGTTTGATTAATTGGAAACTTGACACAGGTTTAGCAGATACGCCCGATTATTACGGTTTTGCAATCATTTCAGAATTGGAGGCAGATTTCCCAACAGGTGATGAATTTGCGACTTTTACAGGTACGTTTGAGGGTAGTGGCGCTGTATTAACCAGCGATCCGGTATAAAAAAATAGCTAATTTAAAAACAGAAAATTATGAGTATAATCAGCAAAAACAAGGTTGAAATAAAAGTTGACGGCGAAAACAAAACATTTTGGTTAGGCATGGGCGCAATTGGTCTGTATTTGGACAATGTAAAAAAAGACGGAATTGTTTTAGACAATTTGATTGAACGTTTACAGGAAAATCCGTTTAGCGTTGTCCCTAGATTAATGTATTATTGTTATGCTTATGGATTTGTCAGACAAGGCAAAAACGTTGATATAACACCGTATATTGTCAGCGAGTGGATTGACGAAAACGGCGGTTTAAGCGGAACAATTTTTAAAGAGTTTATTGACGCATTTACTAAAAGTTTAAGTCAAGGCGTACCAAAAGAGGCGACGGAAACACCAAAAGGACAGCCAATTAAAAAAGCTAAAAAGCCGGGAAAGTCGAAATAGGCGATTTTGTTAGTGAGTACATTTCGTTTGCTTTAGTCGAGTTAGGAATTAACGACTTAGACAAGGTTTATGACATGACGATTGCAGAATACAGAATACGCAGACATGGTTACGTCAGACAACAGCAACATGATTGGGCGAAATTTAGGTTGGTTGCGTACAATACCTTATTATCGTTTAATATAAACGCGAAAAAAATACCAAAATCACCGGAAAAAATGTTGCCTTTGCCTTTTGTTGATAACCTAGAAAAAGAACAAACGACAGAGGAAATGGCAGAAAAATTTAAAGATGCTGTAAAACAATATAACAAACTGAAAAACCTAAAACGTGAGTGATTTTAAATTTGATATAGGTGCAAATATTGACGGAGTT